AGTGAAAGACGCGGATTCCCGTCCCACGTCCACCAGACGTGGCGATCTTGTTCGACTCGACGAACTCGATGATCTCAGGCAAGGCTCACCCCCGCCATCCGCGCAGTGTTCGAGACAATCTGAGCAAGGAAGTCACGCGACTGGGTGGAGATCTTCTCCATGACTTTCCCTTGGTCTACTTGGGCTCGAATGCCCGTCGTGAATGACCCGCCTGCCGTTGAGAACGTCCCCGTGGCTCCTGCAACCGCAGCCTCCGCCTGCATCCGAGACTGGTCGATCTCTGCCATAACCTCTTGGCGGCGCATCTCGAAGGCTAGAGCCTCCTCTGCGGCCTTCTGCCGTGCGGCTTCTTCTTCGGCGAGTGCTGCCAGCCGTGCTCGCTTGGCGTCTTCAGCACCCTGCATCTGGGCGGCCAAATATTCCGCCTCTTGTTCCATGCGGAGTCTGTGGGCCTCTTGGTCCGCCTTCTCTTGTGCAGCAGCAGCCTCGGCATCCGCCGCCTCGCGTGCCAGACGCTCCTCCTCGACCGCGCGTTGTGCCGCCTTCAGTTCGAGGTCCAGAATCTCCAAACGCTGCCCGTGGGCGAAACGCTCCTGCCTTTCTCGCTCCTTGATTTCGTCAAGGACCTGCTTCATCAAGGCGTCGCCGATCTCCGACTCCTGCCCGTACTCCTTGACGAGCGCGTCGATCCGCTCCTGCTTCTCTTTCTCAAGGAGCGCCAGCCGCTCCTTGTGTTCGAGGTCCAGCAGTTCCTTCTTCTTGTCGTACGTCAACTCCGCGATGTCGGCTTCGTTCCGACCTCTGAGTTGGAGGAGACGTTCCTGCCGTGTGACCTCCTCATTCAGGGCGGTCATCGACTGGCCGACCTTGTTGAGCGTCTCATCGAGGCGAGCCATCGCCGCCTCGTACTCCTTGACCTGATACGAGGCAGCAGTAGCCGCGTCACCTGCCTCGTAGAACTTGGTGATCAGTCCGCCGATGATCGGAAGGCTGGACAGGTTCTGCCGCAGGCCCTCCCAGTTCCCACTGAACAGGTTGATCGCCGCGCCTGCAAGGCCCACCGCCATCTCGAAGGCCGCCATTGCCGCCATGACCTTGCCGGCGACGAGGAGCATTCCTTCGAGGCCGTGGGTTGCAGCCTCGGCACCATCGGCGACACTCTTGCCCATCGACGCGCCGGACTGCTCAATCTCCGAGGCGACCTCCTCCATGTCCCGCTCCATCTTCTGGATGGCGCGGTCAAACTCGTCCGCCTTGGCGGTCACTTCGACTTGGAGGTTGAAGTCAGCCATGTAGTCGCCTCATCTGCTCCTCGACGTAGGCTCGATGGTCAAAGCGTTCCGGGTCGACGGGGCCGGCTTGCCGAGTTCGTTTGACGGCGGCGCGTGCGAATCGGTTGAAGTCCTCGATGTCGAGCCGGAATGGGTCGCCGAGACCGGGAAAGGCCGAGGCGATACGTCCAGCCTCGTCGTACCAATCGCGACCTCGGCTCACTGGTTTCCCGCAACGGGTTCCTCCGCCGGCTTGCCGGGCTCATCTTGCGTGGTGGGACGTTCCAAGCCCAAGGCACGGAGAGCCAGATCGGTCTGCTCCGTGAGCGTTGCCTCGGCGACCAGTGGCGGCACGTTCCCGCCATAGGCCAACGACAGGATCTCCTGAGCACCCGTCACCGAGAATGCTTGGCGGATGACGTATTGCACGAGGTCCGCGTCGCGACGGTGACGTTCCAATCGCTCCAGTTTCGTGTCCGGGTCGCAGCCCGCGTCTTCCAAGTCCTTGAGCAGCGCAGCCCTCGCCCGTTCTGCGGCGAGGGACTGCACGTTGACAATCTGCGCAACGGTCAGACGCGGCACGAGCACCGTCTGACCCTTGATCGTGGTGGCGAAGTCTGCCATGGTCCTCCTACTTGGTCACGATGCCTCTGCTGGCAAGGCCCGTATCTGGCTCCTCCTGCGTCGCCAAGACTCGGTCGACGACTGACCTGTCGAAGACCTTGGCGTAGAGGAGAGCCCTCTGTACGGCCTGCTCCTCGGAGATACGGCCATTGAGACGAACCACGCGGTCCGTCCCGTCGATGAAGACAATGCGGACCCGCCAATCACGCGACTGGCGCTTCGCGATTCCTTGCCTCCAGATTGCATCCCGTGTCTGAATCACTATGGGGCGGTCTCATCCCACGCGACGGTGACTCCAGCGGAGTCATTCATCTCGAAGGAATAGGTGATGGTGTTCGCGCCGTCTTGCGTGACGTTGAAGGCGTACGACGAGAACACCGCGTCGAAGGTGAACGTGCAGCCCGTCGCGACCGTCAGCACGAGTTCGCCACCAGCGGAGTCTGCGGGGACGACTGGGCTACCACTCGCGGGGAAAGGAATGGTGGTGAGGGCGTTGTATTGCGGCATCCCACCGATCGTTCCGGTGATGTCGTGGACGGCCGACGCGCGGCGGGATTGTCCCGCGTCGCCAAAGCCGGTGATCACCTGAGTGGTGCGAGTGAGCGTTGCCGCCCAAGTGTTGAGTTCCGCGTACCAGCCCGCGGGCAGTGCTGCGGTTCCATCTGATCCGATTGCAACGGTCATGGGTTCTCCTAAGAAGTCGAGTGGGCGACCAGTTCTAGACTCGAATCGAGACGAAGGTATTCGCCTTCGACCACTGGCACGCCTCGCTCGGTCGTGCGAAAGTGGACCCGGTCGTACCCAGTACCGGCTGTGTCAATCAGGTCCAGTAGGGTGAACACTTCGCTCTCGATGTCTGCTAGTGCTGCCACACCGTTCTCAGTCTTGCCAATGACTGAGACGTTCAACGTCCCGATCACGTGCTCGCGACCACCGAAGGAATGGGTCACGGACACTTCCGTGAGGGCGAACACCACAAGAGGCAAGGCGGAGGAAGCGGGTGCCTCGATCTGGTAGATCCGATTACCAACCGAATCCCTGAGCGGGTTACTACTGCCCCCGTCGGTGATGGCCACCAGTCGATTGTAGACCGCGGTCAGGAGGGACTTCACGCGGGACCTCCCAAGGCTTGGATCTCCCGGCGGATCTTAGTCTGAGCCTTCTTGAGGCGACGCTTGCCGTAGGCCTCCATCGACTGGACGGACTTCGCCATGAAGGGACGTGCCGCCATGAAGGTCTTGCCATTCCGCTTGGTGCCGTTCTCCAGCCACTCAGCGTACTTGACGTTCGTGCCGGCGACCGCGACGACCATCTTGTCAGAGGGTTTTGCCTTGCGAGTCCGCCACGAGCGGGCAAGCGTACCCGTCCGCCAGTTAGGTGGGTCGCCCGGGTTCGATGGCGGCGGCGACTTGCCCGCAGCCGCAAGGACACTCACCACGCCAACCAGTTCGCCATCCGCTTCCGCACCGGCGAAGGCTTCCGCCACATCATTGACCATCGCGACAATCTCCTTCTTCATGATCTTGGAGACTGCACGCGCGTCGACGTTGTGAGTGACCTTCGTCATCAGCCGAAGACCTCCGTGACGTCCACGATGGTGTAGCAGAGTGGGTCGTTGGAGGCTCGTTCGTCCGGGTTGCGAACGCTCGTCACCTCAAACGTGCCACCGGAGAAAGTGAGACGATCGCGGACCCGGACGTTCTTCTTGCTCTTGAAGTAGACGGTCGCAGTCCGGGTGGAGCGTTCCGCACCGCCTGTGACGCCATCAGAGTTCCCTCGGACCTGAACGAACGCGGTCGTCAAGTCGCCGATATTGCTCTCGACAAGAGATCCTGTGACGTCCACCGATTCGGGGCTCTTGTAGAGCACCGTGACCGGGATCGACCAGCGACCAATCATCGACGTTACAGTCATCGGATCTCTCGGTAGGGTGCAAGTCGTCCGACGTAGACGTTCAGCAGTTCCTCCGCGTTCCGCCGCGAGTAGTTATAGTCGCCAAGGGCCTCGCTGGCGACGGACTTGTCGTTGAGCCGTTCGCGGTAGAGATCGGCGGCAACGTCCAAGGCGACCTGCTCCAGATCATCCGGGACCGTCTGGAAGCCTCCCGTGTATTGAACGAACACGGGGTTGAAGCCGCTTGGGAAGCGGTTGAGGTCCTCGCCCGAGCCCGGGAAACGGTCCACCGTGAGGTGAATCCTTCCGAGGTCGTAGTCGATCTCATAGATGGAGGCGCCGTCGTAGGCATAGTCCATCACGACCGTGGCGTTGGTCGCGGAACGCCCGCCCGTTCGGTAGAGCGACCGGGTGAGCGCGTTGGTCGAGAGCGTTGCAGTCCAACCCGTCAGGGCGTTGATGGCAACCACAAGGGAGGAGGTCGACCCGTGGTTTACCGCAGAGAGCGTATACAGACTCGACGTTCCATCCGCCTCGACCTTGCGCATACGAAGGGACGTCCCATCAAAGCCTACTGTCGCCAAAACGTCGGTCGAGCCGGTGGTCGAAGCGATTGTGAACGACGGATGCCGTCCGTAGGCCACCAAGTCCACGGACAGGATCGGCGGATTGTCGACGAGGAAGGAACGCTCGCCACGCGGCATGACCCACTCGTAGAAGGTTCGAGACTTCAGCCTGCGATCACAGACCGCTTCGATCAGGGCGCTCGCACGATCAATAGCGGACTCCAGCAGCGTGTCGCTGGAGGAGTCCGTGATCGAGAGCCACGCCTTGAGCGTCGCAAGGTCCGTGAGAGCATAGTCCTGAACTGCCATCAGTTGATCCTCGCGTATTCGCCGGTGCCTGCACCGACCGTCGCGTCAGCGTTGGACTGGTCCGCGTCGTCCCATTCGGCTTGGCGAGTCAGCAGCACAAAGGCGGCGCAACGTGCGGCGTCGTTCCCGCTGATGATCGACTCGATATACCGCTTGCGGAGCGTAGTGTCGATGAAGACGACACGGAGTTCGCCGCCCGCAGCACTTGGTCTGGTTCCAACAGTGCCTTCGATCGTCGTCGAGTTGTCCTTGGACCCTAGACTGAAGATCGCGGAGTCGATGGAGCCCGTATCGTCGCCTTCGTTGAGGGTGATGTTGCCGTTACCTGAGTACGCCCACGCGACGACGTAGATCGCGAAGTCGACGCCAGCGAGATCGACGGGGTTCCTGAGTGCGGCGACCTCTGCCTGCGCCGGGTTCGCCAGACGAGCGGTCAGTTGAGCGTATCGCCTCATCGCAGCAGTCCTTCCGAGGTGATCTCGAACGCCTCACCACCCGTTCCAGCCGTGAGCACGTTCTCTCGCGGATACCTTCCGTCGTGGCGGAGCGCGCAGACGATACATGTCTTCATGACGTCGGCCCCTCCGCCGTCGAGGTTGCCGATCGAAACGGCTCGCTGGTATCGCCGCGTCGGACGGTCTCGCGATACGGCGACCGAGACGACCTTCAGTTCTCCGTCCTCCGGCAGCGTAGACGTCGAGCCGTTCGTGAGGAGCGTCGAGCCAGCCGTGAATAGAGCCTGTGAGGAACCCATCGCCGGATCGTCGTCGCCGTTGATGGTGAACGCAGACAACGTCGGTTGCGGCACGCCAGAGCCGTCGAGAGTGTAGGTCGCAAGCCAGATCGCCTCGGAGTATCCGTCCGTGTCTACGATCGCCGTCTGCATGAGGCCGAGGGTGCAGTCGCCGATATAGGCGAGCCTGAAGTGGAAGTTACGACCGTCGATCATTGCAGTCCCCAAGGGAGGCCGCCGGCCGAAGCCGACGACCTCCCGGAAGGAGGAGGAGGTCAGGCTCGAAGGACCTCGTTCGCCCCACGCTCCGCGATCGTGACGCCAGTCTCGGAGCCACGGGAGAGGATGGCGAGGATGGTGATGTACGTTCCCAGAGTGCCATTGCCAACGTCGGCAGTGACGTCGAGGTACCTCTTGCGACCGCGGAGGTCGATCTCGAACACTTGGAAGGTATTGTCGTCGGTGGCCGACGGCAGCGCGGAAGTCGAGCCGTCGATATTGGCCGACGTACCAAAGACGAGCCCGGTCACGGCAGCGTGACCACTGCCAGAGGTGTCGGACTCGGTGACGGTGAGTTCGTCCATCGCGATGTCGGTCGCGCCGAGATAGACGACGATGGTGCAGTAGTCCCAACCGGCAGTGTCGATCTCCGCCGTCGTGGCGACGGCGTTGTCGAGGATCGCTCCGGGAGGAGTGACCGAAACGAACTTGGTGTTCTGAAGCGCAATCATGGTGGTCTCCTATCGGGGCGGGCCGAAGCCCGCCCCGCGTGGATCAGGCTCGGATGGCGAACACGGGACCGGTCTCGGTGCTGGAGCCGGTGTCGTGGACGTTGATGTCAAAACGCTGGGTTCCCTTGATCGCCAGCGCGTCCTGCTCGAACAGGTTCACGCCCGCGACAGTCCCCTCGGTCGCCTGACCGATGGTGACTTCACGACGGTCGCCGAAGGTGGCCGCCAGCGACAGGTCGCCGAAGAACGCCATCGTGGTGTCCGCGGCGATGGCCGACGGCATGACCTGAGTGAAGCGAACCGGGTAGCCGAAGAGCATCGGAGTGCGAACGCCGTTGACCACCTCGGTGGTCGTGGTGCCGTTCGACGCGAAGATGAGCGGTTCGACTGCACCGTGCCAGAAGGTCTTGTGCATATACCACGCGGTGTTGGGAGTGTCCGCGTACTGCGGGATGGCTGCCATCGCCGTGTGGAGGTCGTCCATCGTGAGGTCGGTCAGAGCGGAGAGTCCGGCTTCGAGGTACTGCACGTTCGCAGTCCCGTTCTGCAGGACGTAGCCCACGCCTTGAATGCCACCGTAGGTGGAGGTGCCGTCACCGACGAAGCCGCACTCGTCCTCACGCTGGGCAAGCGCGAAGGAGATCTCGCCAGCGACCTGATCGCCGATGTTGACCATCGCGTCCTCGTTCAACTCGTTCGAGATGACGGTGATGGCTCCCAGTTTCTTCGCGACGAGCAGCACGCTCTCGAAGGTCTGGGTCGAGTCGGTGATGGCCGAAGTCTCGCCCACGAAGTAGGCAGTGAGTCCCGACTTCCAGCGCGGGATGCGCAGGGTGTCGCGGGTCATCGGTCGGACGGTGCAGTTCGGACGGAAGACGCCGTACTGCTCGCGGAGCACGATGAGGTCGTTCTCGAACTCCTCAGGCACGAGGTAGCCGCCGGCGGCGTTCGAGCCCTCGGTATGGGCCTTGATCTCCAAGCCGTTCCGCTCACACCAGTCGAGCGACTTTCGGTTGCCCATCATGGCACAGAAGGCACGGCCGAAGCGGTAGGCCTTCTCGACCGCCTCGTACTTTCCACCGTCGGTGAAGTTCTTGACGCGGCCGTAGACCTTGCGAACGGGAGTCGGAGCCGCAGAACGGGTCCAGCCGCCGACCGCCTTGCGACGAGCGGCGATGACGGACTTGGCCTCGGCCTCCGGGTCCGTCTTCACGTCCTCGGACTTGGCGGCCTCGTCTTCCGGCATCTCCTCGTCCATGGCGTCTTCGGTGCCGCCAGCGGGCATGATGATCACGTCGACGGCTTCCGCACCAAGCGGCGAGCCTTCCTCGTCGACGAGCGCGACGCCCTGAAGGTACATGGCCTTGGCCTTCGGGAAGTTGGCCTTCCCGACCTGATCGGCGAGACGCTGGAGATCGTCCTGAGCGTCTGCGAGAGTGACGAATCGCATGAGAGTGGTTCCTTGAGAGTGGTGGGTTGTGCAGCGTCGTGGACCTATCGGCTCGACCCTTTCGGTCATCCGCTCAGATCCGTGCTCGCACCTAGAGTCTCGAAAGTCGACCGACCGCCGGCACGGACACCTTGAGCGTCGGTCGCCGGCTGAGGTGTCCGAACCGGGTGGCGGCCTCGCGGGAGATGAGTCCCTTGGAGACGGCTGTGACCAGCGCGGACGGGTTGGCGGGCAGCGGGGCGATGGAGACCTCCATGAGATCCCACTTGGAATAGACCGCCCGGCAGTTCTTTCCGTAGACCTCTCGGTCGTGGTCATTGGCCTTTCGCACGCCGTCCTCCTTGGGGAGGAAGCCGATGGAGATGCCGCGGACGACACCTTGCAGGACCAGCGACTCGATATACGACGCGAAGAACGGCCCCTCGAAGTTGGCGGGACGTTGTGCGAACCGCATCGTCGCCTCGATCTTTCCCTTGCCACGGGTCAGCGAGGTGATGTTTCCGATCGGCTCCTTGGTGTCGTGGTTGTAGAGGAGGACCGGGTTCTCATCGTATCCCGTGGTGTCCATTCCCTGCGACACGACGACCTCGCCCTCGCGGTCCACGGTCTCTGCCGTGATGACGCCTCGGACGACCGGACCGTCGGGGCCTTGTTCGACTTCCGCCTTGTTGATGGAGAGTGTCTTGTAGAGCATCGTCAGTCTTCCAGAATCGGTCGCATATCGCAGCGGCAGTTGGGGTGGATGGTGCCTTGGGAATCTCGGCCAACCGCGTACGCCTTGCCGTCGGTGCCAGTGATCGTGCTGCCGGCCTTGACCATCGGTTCCGCGATGTCCAGACGCTCACCGCCTCGGCCATACTTCTTGTCGATGGCTTCGCACAACGGACAGGCGAGTGGGGCCATGAGGAACCGCTTCTTCTTCACTCGGCCAGTCGCCTTCCAAGTGTCGATCTGACCCTCGTGGTAGGCCGCTGCGGACTCCGTGCGGGCGATCGTCTCCGCACGCGAACGGCTCACGTCGCGAGCCTGCTGCACCCGCTTGATCTCGTCGTCGATATTGAAATCGGCGTTCGTGCGGTTGAGGAACGCCTTGATCGTCTCATCGACGACCGACTCGGCGACCAGTTCGACCCGCTTGGCGATGGACTTGAGGAGAGCCTGAGTGATGCGAGGCATAGGCACTCGGCCCGCGCCCTCCTCGGACAGGATCTCATTGAGCCGATCCAGTCCGACCTTGCGGCCACCACGCGCTGCCGACTCGGTCGCCTCCATGAGGGCCTCGATGAGTGCAGCCTTGTCACCCTTGAGTGACTTGATGATCTTCTCCGCCACGTCGTCGAAGGACTTGGCGGGCGACGGCTTGATCTTCCCGCTCTTGAACGCCGACAGGATCTCGGCGTAGACCGCGTCCAGAGACTTGGCGACTGCAGAGGCCATCCGCTTGGCGGGCGTTGTACGCTCGCCCTCCCGGATCGCGTCCTCCGCATCGCCGCCAGTGTCCTCCGCGGCCTTGGGAGTCAGACGAGCGAAGTCGTCGTCCAGTCCTTCGATGGCGAGCCGAGCCATCCGCGTTTCTTCCGGCCACTCGTACACGGGCCGCACGCTGCCACTCATGGCCTTCGTGCAGCACCCGCAGCCAGACGCCTTCTCTCGTGCGGCGTCCAGTTCCTCCAGTTTCCGTTCCGCCCACCCAGCACCCGCCCCGTCCGGGTTCGCGGGGTCTCCGCCCCAGAGGAGCCACGCCACGACGCCCGCCGAGGGGTAGTCCTCGTGATCGGAGTCCGCGGCAGGCACGTCGAGGTCGACTCTGTGGCGGCTGAAGTAGTTCGCCATTCGA